GTTTGTAAGGTATAAAATAACAAAGCCCATCGTATTAGGACAGGCTTTATTATTTATTATTTTAAAGTAATTAGACTACTGCTGCAACTGCTGCTGCGCTTATCTCCGGCATCTGAAGGGGCTCCTGTGAAAGGAATGTTAAGCTGTATTTACTGCCGTCTACTTTTTGCGTTCCGGACCCTTCGCCCAATGCTGTTAAGTTAGCACCGTTGGTTAAACCTTGGAACCAAAATAATCCGTTGGAATCTTCAATTATCAGGGCTAAATCTTGTCTGCCCGCAGCTAACAATGCAATACTCGCTCGTTTGGATGCTTCACGTCTTGGTATCATTAAAGTAGTTGTAACTTGGTGGAGGGTTGAACCATTCTCCAAAGAGATCTGTCCTTCTTCAACGTAGTTAGCAGTGTTTTTATTGAATGCATATTCAACAAAAGATGTACCAGCAGACATTGTTATACCCGTTATGCTACCATCAGAAGATTCAGTAGTACCTGTAACGTTTTCCCAAGCGGTAATATAAACTGATTTTATGCCTCCAAGGTTGTTATCGCAGCCTTTAGGGATTCCTGTTAATTGATTACAAGCCATTTTATTTTATATTTTTTAATTTTGTTTTGTTATTTTATTATATGAAAAGGGGGCTTTGACTGATGACAGCCCAGCCCCCTCTCAATTATTTTTTAATTATTCTTAGCTATACAACACCACTTCCGCCCCATACGCGTAAGATACTGCGAACTTAACTCTACCTACCAAACGTACAGTGTCGTCACCAGTTACGTTCAATTGTGGAAGGATTCTAACATCACCGAAGTCAGACAAAAGGTCAGAAATCAAGAACAAGTTAGTTTTTTCAGCAGCAACCATTCTATTAGCTGGAAGACCTTGTGAAAGAACCATTGGTATTCCAAGGAAGTTCAATTCAGCATTCTTAGTGTAGTAAGCTTCGGCACTTGCAGCAGCAACAGCTTGTTTGTAAGCAGCAGCGATGTTAGTTGAAACGTAGATAACCAATTCAGGTGAAAACAACACTTCAGCAGGGATAGCAGCATATACTCTATTCAATTCAGCGATAACGTTTGCAGAAGTGATAGTTGTTGCAGTTACATCAACTACAGTTGCATCGTCAGTCATTTGACCGATAAGACCCTCACACAATGGAATAGGATAAGTTCCACCAGTGTTAGATATATCACCCTGCCAAGCCAATACTTCGAAGTCAGCAGACATTTTCTTACCCAATTCAGAAACCAAGTAAGCTTGGAATTCAGCTGGAAGGAAATCAGCGTTGTTTGAACCTGCTTTCATTTGACTTGATACGAAAGATGTTTCCAAAACTGATTGACATATTTCCAAGTTTATTTTGATTGGGCAAGCATCAACCAATTTTTCAGCAAGCGCACCCTCACCACCTGCACTGAAAGTACAAGAATCAGTTTGCAATACATTACCGAAAGAATGCTTACGGATACGAGCTTTGTCTTTAACATCAAGGATGGGGGTAAAGGTTTCTTTAGATCCACCTTGGATAAGTGCGCTGTGGTAAATCTTTGCACTATCAACTGGGTTAGTAGTTGTTGACTCTGTAAGGTCAAATTTTAAGTTTTTATTTTTAGCCATTTTAATTTGGAAGTTATTTTTAGTTTATATTATTTAATTATATTATTCGTATTTTGGTTAGTCGTTGTATTTAGCCCTGTATTGTGCGATAAAAGATAATTGATTATCAACCTTATTAAAAGCTGATTCAACTTTTTCTTCAACAACAACTTCTTTATTATCCATCATTGATTTAATTTCAGCAAGTGCCGACAAGATTTTATCAAGATGTGGTTGAACGATTTCCATTACTGCATCTTCAGATACAATAGCTTCTTTTTCAACTACTACTTCGGTATTTGCTTCGGGGGTTTTTACTTCTTCTTCAACAACTACTTCAGCAGCTTCAACTTTTACTTCTTCTTCAACCTTAACTTCTTTAGCTTTAGCTCTAAGGTCTTCGATCATTTTAATTTCTTCTGGTGTTAATTCCATTTCGTTTTCTATTTTTACTTCGTTATTATTATTAAATTCCAATCCTGAATTTACAAGTCCAAAGAACCCCTCAACACTGAATCCAAATTTTGCATTACCTTTTACTTCTTTATTCCAAAATTCTTTATCTTCAACTTTTACTTCAACCATCAATGTTCCCACTGGTAGATCGAAATGATACATATTAGATTTATCGTGGGCTTTATCTTCTATAATCCACAATGATTTAATAAATGCTGATGGTACTTCTAATGAATGGTCAACATTTATCTTTGTTTCTTTTGCAGCCCTATTGAATTTTTCAGCAAGCTTTTCAATAGCATCTGCTGAAAACACAACATAAAATTCTTTACCATCAATATTTCTATATAATGGAACATCAGGAATCATCGCTGGTCCCACTATAATCTGTTTATCTTCTACCTGTGCAAACTTTAAGCTTTCAGAATGTTCATTAAAAGCCAATCCCATTTCCATAATAGCAGGGTTTGCCACAAGCGAAATGTAATCCAATTCACATTCAGGGTTTACCACAACATTGTATACCGGTAATTTTTTCATCTATTAGTTAATTATATAATTTGGTATTTTGTTAGAAGTTAACAAAGACAAAATCATTCCTATCTATAATGTTGGATCTTAGCTTATGTATAATGCCATACGCGAGGGCATCAGCAAAGTCGGGGGATCTTCCTAACTGTCGCTTCATTTCAGCCTTTGAGATTAGTTCAATTTTATTTGTAAGTATTTCCCTCGGCTTATGTTTTATAATGCTTAATTCTTCTTCTATTTCTTTTCTGAATTTTGGGGTTTTAAACTTCAACATTCCTGTTGATATTAATTCAGCTAATTTGAAGTATAATTCAGTCTTTAAGTTAATATATCCGTGTGACTGAATGGTTTTTCCCCCATTATGTATTTCTTTTGCTGATGGAAAATAGGTTTTTAAATAAGCCCCGACACCATCGGCATCGAATGTTATCTGATTTGGGGTTATCTTATGTTCCTGACATAAGGTTTTAATAGCGTCTACTATTGTTATTTGTGTTTTATTATCGTGTTTTATTATATCAATAACATTAAGACCTTCCCAAATAATGAATACACAAGCATCATTTGTAAATGCTATATCTGCTGATAATCTATTTGTTGTATCATCAGGGAATAATATTGTTGTGTCATAAGCTAATGATATATCATCAAACTTGAATAATGATTCTGCATCATCTGCTGTTTCCCATTCCCCCAATAACAATCTTCTTCTTTCGTTTAGTGAAAGGGTTTTTTCAAGGTTGGCTATGTATGAAGCTGGAAGGTGGGGGTTGTCGCTTGGAAGTACCTGAACGAATTTCTGATGGGGTTTTAATTCATTCTTTTTAGATGGTAGATAATAATCTCGGTAAATAAATGATGCTTTACTTGGGTTACAAGTTCCTATTAATATTGGTTTAACATTAAAATCTTTATTTTTCCAACGCCCCGCCCTTGTTTGGAACACAGATTTCCCCATTTCATCACATTCTTGTATTTCGTCTATTACAATAAAAGTTAATAGTAATCCACCTAAACGTGCATATTGCGGATCAGATGGCAAGAATTGGAGTTCCACAAGTAATATTTCACTACCATTAAAGAATTTAATTATACCAGCTTGTGAATTATAACTAAAATGTTCATCGGGGGTTAATCCCCAATCATCCAATACCTCCATTACTGAAATAACTGTGGTCTTTTTTAAGTTTGTTATGGAATTTCTGGCAAGACCAATCCTAATACCTTTATGTTGTAAACATTTCATAACCATAAGCGCAGCCAAAGCATATGATTTTCCCCCTCCAACTGAACCTCCCCAAATTATTTCAGTCGTGGTTTCATCATCGAATAGATCAAATATATACTGCTGTTTTAGAGTTGGTCTAAAGTTTATTTCAAGTGGCATCTTTATTTGTTTATTATTGAATCAGTGGATGTAATCGAAACATCGTGTTACCCTTTTGCAGAGGGTCGCCTACCCATTCAGCTTCACTGACTTATTACTTATATATTTTTTAACTGCGTCCTTGGGGGTTAATTCATCATCATAATAAGGTTTAAAAACATCGCTATATGTCCAACTTGCAACGTATATTGTATAATTAACCCCCATTCTTGCAGCCAATTCTTTACGAAATATTAAATACCATTGAATGAAATCCATATTAATCCTTTCCTTGGGGGGTTAATAGAAAATCACTACCTTTGTCATCATTTGTTTCTGGTGGTGCTGGATCAGTTCTTATCATATTAAAAACTATCCCCTTACCATCTATTGTTATTTCTGATTTATTAATGTAGTTTCCTGTCATCTTATTTATCATTTCCAAAGCTTTGATAGCGTTCTGTCTATCATTGTCATCAGTTGCTGCATCAATAAGATCAAATAACTTTGTCATTACATAATCCTTTGTCTTACCCGATTCCTTCATAGAACGTTCGTGTTCTTTTCTTAGATATTCTTTTATAAGTTTATCTGCAAGCAATTTTGAACCATTGCTTCTTGAAGTTGTTAGATTAGCACTTGGATATATCTTTGCATATGCTTGGGTGGCATTATTACCATTACGCAAATATTCTTGCACAAATAATTTATGCGTTGGTTTTAATACTTGTCCTTTGGGTCTACCTGCTTTCATTTTTTATTCTGTTATAACAATCTAATACTTTATTATATACCCTCATTCTACAGCTTCCACAATTTTTAGAATGTTCCATTCCTTTTGGATATATTCTATTATGTAAACTAAACAA